AAGCTTGCGCTTGAAATTGCGTAACTGCTTCCGCAAGTACAGGGTGATTGACACCAGAAGCTCCTCTAAACGGTTCTGTTCGTCTTTCATATTTAAATCCTAATAGTTCTAGTCCGTTTCGATATGTATCCTCCCAATCGCCACGAGACTCTTTGTATTCATTATATTGTTCAACCATTTTAGCACCAAGTGGTTCTAAAACTTCGTCGCCTAAACTTTCTGCAAGATTAGCAAAGTGATCTTGTATTGGATCGATTGCTGCGTTTGGATCAAACGAAACTTCTGCACCACCTTCTTCATCCATTGCTACTTCAACAGGTCCTGTTGGAGTATCAATAACTTCAGCCGATTTTGTTTTTTCAACTTCTATTATTTCTTCGTTTGGAACTCGTGTTTGATTTGTATTTGGTAATGGTTTGTCAATCTCGGCCATTTGTCATCCTATCTTTTTTTGAATAAAGTTTCAACACCCGACCCACTGATATCAGGTATTTCTATTACTGTCAAACTAACCTCACCACCATCAGCTTTTTTGTTTCTATCTCTAATAATTTGATTGTATAAATCTATCATTTTCTGTCTTTTATTTTTAACTTTGCTTTTACCCATTTCTTTCATCATTTTTGCTTTTTCTCGCATGGTCAAAATTTCATCAGCTCTAGCTCTTGCACCCATGGCACCAAGGCCTTCATCCTCCAAAGATGAGATTAGTTGTTCTTTCTTCATCTCATCAGTATACGCAAAAGCTCCTGCATCTGGATCTACCAAACCTACGTTTGCATTACCTGTGCTAGTGTCAACCTCTACAAAAATATCTGGTCTATCTGGGTGAACATATTTTTTAGTTGTAAGAGTTGTTTCTATTTGATCTCCTTCATCGACAACTTGTTTGATGGCTTTGTTAAAAAAATCCATACCTCTGCTTTTGATACCTTCACCAGTTTCTTTAAAAATATTTAGGTATTGATTCATACCTTTGTTTTGTGCCAATACACCTAGTGCTCTAAAAATACTTTTATTCATCTTTGTTTAATAAGTTATATAAAAACCCCTCCTGGTTTTGATAGTTCTTGTATGCATCATAGCCAGATAATCCAGCTCCTAATAATAACCCAGGAATGCCTAAAAATCTAGAGGCACCTGCAATCATTCTTGGACTCATACCTAGTCTTAAAACCTTACTAGTTACTCCAGGTCTAGCCTGTCCTACATTGCTTAAATTAAAATAATTACGTAAACCCTCTGCCATAGTTCTCTTTGGTGCTCCTCTAATTACACCTGCACCTCTAGAAAATGGCTCCATAAATGCAACACCAAGTGCTGGTCCAAGCGGATCTGTTAGAATCTCTGTTGCGCTTTCACCCTCTTCTAATCTTTTAGCAGCAAATGGAGCTTCAAATAAAGCAGTCATGGCTGGTGTGCCAATCGTAGTTAACACTGGTTTAAGTGCACCGGTAATACCTAATGCAGATCTAACTTTACCTCTACCAAGTTTTCTTGCCTCTTTGAAAGCTCCAGGTATTTCTTCTGCAGCAAAAGCAAGTGATGTACCGGCTGTAACTTTTAGTGGGTTGTCTTTAATGTAAGTTAATATTTGATTTTGAGTCGCGGGTTGGTCTGTGTTTTCATTTACAATTGCACCAACGTTTGAATCGTATTTTATTGGTGTGCCTACTTCTGGTTGTTTAACTTCTGGTTGTGTTATCTCCGCTGCCTCTACCGCAGTTCCTCCAAATAATTTAGAAAGACCAACATAACCAGCAGCAAGAGGTAAAATCGATAAAAGTCTTGGTGCAAATCTACCAGCGAGTTGTGACATTTTTTTAATTACATTAGGATCTTGTGTTGCTTCTAATATTTGTGGAATAGTTTTTATGTCCTTTGGAACTTTAAAAGAATACCCTCTAGTATTAAAATTATCTAAAAAAGCTTTTTTATATTCAGGATTAAATGTTTCAAAATTTTCAATTGAAACTTCTGGACTATCTAAACTAGCTCTAAACAATTTAACTTTAGGAGTTCCTTTAGGTCTATTAATATTTAATTTATTTTCATAACGAGAAACTAATGAATTAAAATCTTTTAAAGCATTATCTATTAATTTTGGATTTTTAGTTTTTATTGCTTCTTGTAATTTAGCTTCTTTAATAGATTTATTTCCATCAAAAGATTGTTTGTCTCCTTGGTTTATATCTTTATCAATTATTTGACCAAAAATTCCATAAGGTGTTGTGCCTCTTCTAGCAGAGGAAGTTATACCAGCTACCTCGTCAATATTATAATCACCTGTAAAAATATAATTTGGATTTTTTTTAATTTGTTGTTTTATAAATTTAGTGCTTTTTTCTCCAACACTTTTACCAACTTTAAGTTCATCTATTTCTCTTTGAGTTTTACTATGAGGAAGTTCATTAAAAATCTGTGTAGCATTTTCTTTAAATTTAGGAACAATACCAGGAACTAAATCATCTCCAGAAAAAGCTGCAGCTAATTGAGTTATTCGAGCTAAGGGATTAGAATTTTTACCTAATATTTTTTTAACAAGTTTTATATCATTTTTTAATTGTAATTCTGTTCTATTTGGATTTTTAAATATATTTACAATTCTAGGATCTTTAGATAATTTTAATAAATCTGCTTGAACGTTTTGTTTTTTTATGTCAATTCTATTTGGATCTGCAGGGGGCAGCCCTGCTCTAACTCTATTTTTTAAAAATATTGGCAGATCATTCCATTTTTTACCATAATTTTTTAAAGAGAAAGAATCAAATTTTTGAGCTTGTCTAAAAGGAGTTGAAGTATTTTTATCAACTTTACCTGTTCTAATTCTACTTTGATCTTGATTTGATAAGTCTTCAAATTTTTTTCCAAATGCTGAAAGAGATAATTTTTTTTGAGATGCGGTTGGTTTAGTTTTTGATTCTCCTTTAAAAGGACCTGGTTGTACTACAAATTTAAAATTTTTATTTTTAAATTCATTTAAAATATTACTAACTGTTGAAGCTTTTATATTAAATCTAGTAGCAACTTTTTTTCTATCTATGGTAGCTCCGTTGGATAAATTTTTTAGATACGCTCTAAATTTATTTGCACCCTCTATATTTTTTTTCATTATCCCCTCCCTAGAGCGGACTTAATCTTTCCAATGATACGGCAAGTAGGTTCAAAGATAGCTCTGTATATTCTGCCAAGCGTGTCTCGTTTTTTGCCTTTCATTATTTTAAACATATCGGCAGTTACATGTCTGCCCATATGCTCTAGAACTTTTCTAACCGCTGTATTTATTTTGCCTTCACCTTTTGCAATTTTAACTAATGGTAAGAATATTGCGTGGTAACCTTTTTGATATTCTGGTCCATAACTTTCGTGAAACTTCATCCAAATTTTATTTCTAAACGAACCAAAGCCATATCTTTCATTCATCATTGTGCAGACAACTTTACCACCACCACCGGATTCACCTCCACCTTTATTACCATACTGTCCTGTTTTAGCTGCGTCTCTCATTGCTGCAGAGATAGCGTCCTTTTGAGCTTTAGTTGTTCCCGCATCTCTTGGATTGCTTCTTGTTTTTTTACCTTTTGATATTCTATCAATCATTCTGTCTGTTCTTGCTTGTTGTTGTCGTGCTGTACGTGCAGCTTCATACTGTGCTTGAGTATTAGGTCTTCCTGTAACTGGATTGATTCCTCTCATCTTACCAGCAAATTTACTACCTAACGAACCAATACCTCTACCAATTTTATCTCTGTTAGCAAACATACTCATCGCTTGAACTGGTCTTGCTTGAGTTAAAAGACCAGCTAAACTTAAAAGAGTTCCTGCGTTTAGTGCCGGTTCAACTGGTTCAAAAAAATCTGCTTTTTCTAAAGCCATCTGTCTTCCTAATACATCTCCTACAGGAACTGCTCGACCACCAATCATTTCTACTGCTGGTCCTGTGGTTGCTCTCCCTAATCCAAATCTATCTGCTGGATTTGCTAAACCAAAAGTAGCAGGTGTTGCATTTTTAACTTCTGCTCTTGCATCTATAAAATCTTGTGCTCTAGCTCTATCTATTGCTGCTTGAACTGCTGCAACATCTACAACGCTTTCACGTGCAGGGATATTACCCATTGCTCTATCTGGTATTGTAGCTGCTTGTGTTGTTCCTCTTAAAGCTGCTATTTGTTCTGCTAGTGGTCCTGCTGCTCCTGCAGTTCTCTCCATCATTGAAGTGCCAATATTTTCTGCAGCGATAGCATCAGCAATCTGTCCTAATGTAGGTCCTGCTGGAACTTCCATATCATCTACTATTCCACCATATGGACTTTGATCTGCAAATTGTGTGCCAGCTCTAGATATTCCCTGTAACGTATCGTAAACAGGACTCAATCCAAAAGCTGCGGCGGGCATTGCAACGTTTGCAATTGTAGATAAAGCTGGTCCAGCAACTGGAATACTACCCAATCCTTGTGAAATTCTATTTGCTAAATCTTGAGTGCCTCTAACATTATATGCTGCTTGTGATATACCTGGAGATTTTAAAGATTGAATAACATCTCCATGTTTTATGGCTTGTTGAGTTAGTCTCTGTAGTAATGACATTAAACCGCTCCGCCGTACATAAATCTTGGTTCAGGTTTTCTCATCAAACCTGTTAATTCTCTAAAATAGTTTTTATAAAACTCTACATCGTAGTCGATACCTTGAAACTCTAATTCTTCTTTTATAATATCTACAAAATCTTCACCTGAAGTGTAAAAAGGTTTTTGATTAATCTCTCTTGCTCTACCCATAATAAACATAACAGTGTCATCTTCTACACCCATCTTTTCTAGATCATCTACGATTGCGTTGTTAACCTCTATCTTTTTAGCATCTTCTGCACTTCTAAAATCATCATAGCCCATGTATTCTTCTTGGAAGAACCTCGGTCCTTTGTCCATCTTCATCTCGTCAAGTTCTGATAACAACTCTTGTTTAACTTTGGTATCCGCTTTCATATCCGCGGCACGCGCTAATGTAGTCGCGGCTCGTTTGCCGCCTTCGATGTCGTCACCAAATTCTTTGAACACACCTTTGATATCTGGATTTTTAATACCAGCTCCACGCATTTTTTTTATAAACTCTGCTGCCTCATCTCTTTTAGAACTAAATATATCAAAACCCTCTCCTCGTTCACCTTTAGGAAATAGAGAACCGATGCCTTGTCTTGATTCTTTTGTGCTTTTTTCTATTTCTAATAATTCGTCAAAAGTTTCATTACCTCTTAACTTAACACCAAGAAATTTTTCCATTTCTGGATAATTAATTTTACCTGATACAGGTTTAGCAGTTAATTTGATTTCACCGGTGCCTTCTATAGGCATAATAGTTTCACGTGGATCTACACCTTCAAGAGTTGTAACATTGTCCGGTGCATCTTTTGCAAACTCATTTAAAATAATCGCACGTTCTTCGTCAGTGACTGACTTACCTGTTTGATTGAAATAATCTGTAATAATATCCTGAACCTTTGCAGTTCCATCTTTTATTTGATCTCTGAACTTAAGCAGGCTTTGAAATAATATCTTTTTTGACATTAGTAATATGTTCTCTCCGTTCGTGGCAATGCATTATCTTTTTCATCTTCAGGGTGAGATACAAACCCTCCCTGTCTAAAACGCATTACCGCTTGTGTTGTGCTGTCCACCAAATCATCATGATCACCATAAGGAAATGATGCACATTCTTCTATAACCTCTTCAGCGAACTTTTCATCCGGCGCCCATATTACACCCGA